GATAAGAGTTTTGCTTTACATTTGTTAGATGCTATGTGAAGGTCTGATATAAAAAGTGTTTGCTTCATTTGTCACTTTCTAATGGGATTGGTGGGACTCGAACCCACAAGGTCTATTGACCGACAGATTTTAAGTCTGTTGCGTATACCAATTCCGCCACAATCCCGAACTACTCCCGATTAAAACACATTACTTGCAAGTGCATACATTGCTATACCACTCGCGGTTCCTACATTCAGACTCCTCACACTTCCATACTGCTTAATATACAGTATATGGTCACAGATGTCAAGGATTTCTGTTGGAAGACCGACTTGTTCTTGACCAAATGCTAGAACATAATGTGTATTTTTACTCCATGAAAAATCATCAATCGCAGTAGCACCTGGTACATTATCTATACCAATGAGTTCCACTGTTCCGTATGTACCTCGAATGATCTTGATTCTTTCTTCAAGTTCAGAAAATGTTCTGGTATGTACAAAGTTTGTATAATGATGTGTACCTACAGTTCCGCGACGATCATATTGTTTTGATCCGTAAAGAATTACTTGCTTTGCGAGAAACGCATTTGAGTTGCGAATGACTGTAGCAATATTGAAATCATTGTAAAGATTGCTACAAAGCACGGTAAAATTATTCCGCTTTGAATCCAGATCCGCAATGATTGCTTCATGCTTCCAATAGTGGTAGTGATCAATCACGTTCCTCGTTTCCATACTGCGTATTATACCACAAATACTCTTAATGTCAAGTTAGTAGTATTGGTTTTCTCCAATCCATTTCAAAAACTTTTTCTTCATAATATTCTTTGTTTATAACAGATTTTGTACAATAATCAATTCCGCAGAAATTACTATAATCTTCTAATGATCTTATATTTCCAATTCCATATATTCCAAGTGGTTTTCCTGTTACAATATGGGTAAGTCTTTCTTTAGATATTTTATCATATTGCCACCATTTAATTTGTTTTTCTTCTTCTATTGGGGTGTCTCCCCAATGTGTTGTTCTATATTCTCTACTATAACAATGATATATCGGAATATGTGGAATATGAAATATATTGTATCCATTAGTCCATGCTCTCAAAGCTAAACTATGTTCTTCTCCAGAAAAATACAAAAATGGATCATAAGGAACTTCATAACAAAATGTTCCATGAGTAAAAACAAAATTACCACTAAGCATATATCCATGCACTGGTTCTGATTTACTTAAAATTTTGGTTTTAGCAGGAACATAATATTCATCTTTAACAAATTCATAACCATGTTCAACAATTAAAGCTAGTAGTTCATTAGTATTTGTTCTTTTTTCCAGTGTAATGCCATCATTAATGTCATATTTAAATCCCCAAGGATATGCAGTAATTAATGGTTTTTCGTGCCATTGTTTTAATTTATTAAATTCTTCAATTAAAATTGAATCCCAATTATTTTCAAATAACATATGACTATCGATTTGAAAATAATATTTTTCTTTATTATATAAAGTTTGTGCTAAATTTCTAGGAAAGCAAGCACCTCTAGCATATTCAGGATCTAAACGAATATATCTTATTTGTGATTTAAATACAAAATCTTTAAGATTCAAAGAATTTATTACATCGTTTTGTTCTACAACACCAAACACCAAATTATTCTTATTCGATGCATTATCATAAGCACTCTCTATTGTAGTTTTCAATAAAGGATCTTTATAAGATGCTATGTTTATAAAAATATTTTCATTCATGATATGCCTCTCTTCTTCAATTCAGCATCAATTTCTTCAAGTTGCTTTTTAGTATCAATCATTTTGTTCTTGAACATCTTACGATCTTTATACATGTTATTCATAAGTTCAGAAAGAAATCCCTTATGCTTCTTAGTGTAAGTTGTACCGTTTGCCGCAATTGATAAATCTTTATCTTTAAATTGTTTCAAGAATGTATTTGACACTTCTCCTGATTTTAGAATGCCTTCAGGTGATATCATTCCACGCATACCATCGTCTGTTAGTGTTTCAGGAGAAATATTATACTGCATTATAAGATGCGGATATAGAGAATTCAAGTCAAAACTTACAACCCAATTGTGTAATCCTACAATTGGTTCTTTTACATATGCCCCAGCATATTGCTCATTTTTCTTTTCTCTCTTCTTTGGAGGTATTACGATACCCTTCTCTGAGAGATAATTGTATATAATAACATCCCACGTTCTTACCTGAGAAAATACATCTTGGTAGTTCACTCCTGCTGAATATGCAAGAGCAATCGCAAGTTCCATCAGTTTAAGTTTTTCTTCTAGTTTCTGAACAAGTTCAACATCTCGAATATTATATTCAATAAACTTTTGAAAATCTTTCTTGTAGAATTCAGTAATACTTTCATATTCAGAGTAAGAAAGTTTCTTTTCTCCAAGTTCAACATATGAAATATGATTTAGACTATATGACTCTTGATTTACATAAGTAAATGTTTTGTACAACTCATAATAGTCGAGAATAGAAATTCCAATCAAATCATAAGAAACTTCTTCTTTGCCATTTCTAGTGACATACTTATCTTTAATAATACCCCAAGGAGAAAGAATTTTCATTTGCTTTCTTCCCAAAATCTTAGTAATACGTTTTACCAAATATGGAATATCAAAAAAACGAATGTTCCATCCTGTTAAGACATCAGGATAATTATCTGAAAAATATTTAACAAATGCTTTGAGAAGTTCTGATTCTTCTTGAAACTCAAATACTTTTATGTTTTCTTTTGTATTGAACATTCCCAAACAAAATGTTGCCTTGCCGTGTTTGGTAGATGTAACCGAGATCGCAAGAACTTCCTCATTTGGATCTTCGATTGATGGAAAACCATTTTCAGAAGCAGTCTCAATATCAAGATACATTATATCAATATTAGATTGATTATAAGATACATTTGTACCATAATGTTTATTGATAAACTGATATTCTGAATTAATATCACCATGAATCTTAAATCCAGGAATAGAAGAATATTTCTCTTTGAACTCTTTGTAAGATTCATAAGAATCAAACGTCATTTCCGAAAGAGATTCGCCATCAATTGATTTGTAATCTGTTTGTTTGTTTGATGAAATAAACAGAGAAGGTGTGAACTTCTCCGTTATATACTCTTTAGATCCATCTTCTTTTCTTTCAGATATAAGAATGGAATCAAAATTATAATAAATGTTAGTATAGAAATTAGTCATTTATTTTTACAAAAGGTTTAGCAGAAATATTATTTTGATGTTCTGTAAATTTATTTCCTTCTTTATCAGACCCTCTCAAATAATCTCTCTGACCCTTTCCACCATTTGTTCTAAGAGTAGCATTATAATTTGATCTAGAATCAGCATACTCCATATACTTAACTAACATTTCAGGATTACTCGAAAGATGCCTATACTCTGCATCAAAACTTTCAAGGTAATTTCGTGGATATGTAAAGAAAGAACATATTGGTTCGTCTTTTTCAAAGACAACTTCATAGTTTGGTTCTGTTATTTTCCAATTCATTGTAAATGTAAAATTTAACCAATCAGTTTCTACCACACCCTCAAGTGCGGTTACTCCTCTTTTTGGATTGTTTGCTGGACCTTTTACATACAAATTATGACCAGGATCTGTTCTTACAATAAAACCAAGATTAAAAGTTACAATTCCTGTACCAAAGTGAGTAACAGCATGGTCAAATGGTTTATTTCCATCAGGAAGATTTTCATATTCTACTTGAACATCTTTGATTTCTTTTCCACCATTCCATACTGCTTTAAATTTATTTGAATTCAATACAGTCCACCCAAAACCATTTGCAATAGTCAATGGCAAACAACGATAGGCAAAACCATTCCAAGTTTCATCCATCCACTTTCTTTTTTTGTCTGGCATCTCAATTGTCATTGGGTTTGAAATTGAATATGCTATAATTTTCATTTTGATTTATCCTGAATAAATGCTGCAAGAAGAATAGAATAATTTATCAAATCTAATAGAGTATCTTCTACACCTTCGTCTTCTACAACTAACTTTCCTTTACTTGCAAAGGTAGAAAGTCTTGACATTTTATCTGTCATACGAACCAAAAATGCTTGTTCAGTTGAACAGATTCCCATTGCTTCTGTCCTTCGAAAATTAGCAAATGGATCTGATACTCCACCAGCATAGTCTGAATTTTTCTTTTTCATTATATCCAAAGCATTTTTACACATTGTAGTGTGTAGAGAAAAAAGTTCATCACGAGTCATATTATTCTCCAAAAAGATTCTCTAGTGTAGCAGATTTGTATGATAAGTCAAATCCATTCTTTGAAAAACACCAAATATTTTCAATAAATGTTGTAAGTAAATGTTTGTTCAAGTCTGATGCTTTGATATTTTTTGGTCTTTGTTTTATACGCATTCCAATTTGACCGTCAAATATACCACCAAGAGATATGATATGGTCTACCATTTGATCACAAGTTTTGTGTCTTCCACTTTTAACTGTTGGGTCCATGATATTAAACATCATAGTTCCACTCGGAGACAATGATTTATAACAAGATGTGATTACTGGTTTATAAAACTTATCCCACCAATTATCATATTTTGGATATCTTGCCCATGATTGTTTCCAATCATCCCCACCTTCATCATACAATTCAGTGGAAAAGTATGGAGGAGATGTAAAGATACAATCAAATGTGTTTGATTGTATAACATCAAGTATATCTTCAGCAGGAGCGTTGTAACAAATTACTTCTTTACCCGATTTACCAAGACATCTGAATCCTTCATATAGATGACCCTTTACTTCTTTCTGGAAAATAGTAATTATTGGTTCCTCTCCAGAAATAAATTTTTCATAATCTCTACATTGTTGTTTATAAACTTCATATACACTTGGATTTGGATCTGTTCCCATGTATGACAAAGCACTAGATGTATAGAATCCTGCTAAACGATCACCCCAACCCATGCTGATATCAAGTATTGATTTGTGTTTAGAAGTTATACGACTAAAAACAAAATCATAAATTGTTTTTGCAACATGTGGTTTGAATTGTGTAGCAACGTAAGATCCCAATCTAAATGATCCGCGAATCTTATCAACATTTATACCATGAGTATCTAATCTCCAAAATGTCCAATTCATTTTACTCAATAGTTCTTCGCTGTACCATATTTCATTCGGAGATCTAAATGAATATGAACCACAATCATAACGATTGCGTTGCTGATAATAATTGCTTATATCATTATGGTAGTGACCAAATGAAATTACAAATTTTCCATACTTTGAATATGGATATTTGTAATCTTTATACTTCTCAACAACTTCTCCAGAATCTTTCATTATAAATTCATTGAAATTTATTTTTGAAAGATTTCTAAATTTAGATTCAACTTCATCTTCACTAATTTTTCTGTATGGAAAAAGAACAGAATGATCTGAAACATATTTTGCGAATCCAGATTTAATCTCTTCTTTTGAATATTTGTTGTTAAGTTCTTCCCAATCGCTTCCAGTTAGATTAGGAATACCATCACGATCAGCAAACTTTAAAATAAAGTTTGCTATTTCTTCAATGTTTGTTGTAATCATATAAAACCAGTAGATCCAAATCCACCATCACGATCACTTTTTCGTTCTGGTCTTTCATTTATGTATTCTATACCATGTAGCGTCAAGAGTTCAAGTTTACCTTGTGCAATCCTATCTCCATTTGAAATTCTCAACTTCTGCTGAGAGTTGTTAAAGATAGGAATAAAAAGTTCTTGAACATAATCAGAGTCAATTATACCAGTAGAATTGATAAGATTCAATCCCTTTTTAGTAGAAAGACCAGATCTTGCATAAATTTTAATACAATGAAAATTTGGAATATCAAACACAAGACCTGTTGGGATCAATGCTCTCCATTGAGGAGGAAGTTCTATAAAACATTCAGAACCTTGTTCCTGAACTGCTAGTTTTTCCACATCATCATTTGTGGTTGTAAATGCTTTTACTGATTGTTGATATGGAATATATGCTGAAATATCAAAACATGCTGAGT